ATGACCGCGACTAACGCAGCTATTACAGCAGGCAACGGCTACACCGCAAGCTAATAACAAGTAAAGGAGATGACCATGCTTGCAGAGATTGCAATTGCTAACGCAGCATTTGGTGTAATAAAGAACGCTATTAGCAACGGTCAAGAACTGCACAGTGTGGCTAACCAAGTTACAAGTTACTTTGACTCTAAAAGCACGATAGCAAAGAAGGCTAAGAACGGTGGAAACAAGAGTGACATGGAAGCATTCATGGCTCTTGAGTCCATCAAGGAGCAGGAGACTGAGCTACGTGAGATTATGATCTACGCAGGACGAGCTAACATGTATGATGATTGGCTCCATTTTCAATCTGATTGTAAGAGAGCTAGGGCGCAGGAAGAGAAAGACAAGCAATACGCTAGTGCTAAACACAAGCAACACGTAATAGAGTTCTTCACTATAATCTGTACTGCGCTTGTGGCTATACCAGTCCTTGGATCAGCAGTATACTTAATACTAACAATACTGGGAAGATAACATGGACGAAGCAAGCAAAGACATGATGGATATAGCAGCGGCCTCAACAGCCCTAGCAACACTAGCAGCATGGTTGCCCCCAGTAGCTTCCTTGTTTACTATAGTGTGGTTAGGTCTACGCATCTACGAGTCAGACACGGTGCAGAAGCTGACTAAACGGTAGCATTTATATGCGCTATAAAGTGACACCACTCAACACTTCACTGCACGTTACAAAGATTTACCTTGACTTTTGACTAGAAATGGTGTATAATAAATGAGTATTTTAACTAGTTTGATTGGCCCAGTGACAGGACTTTTAGATAAGTTTATAGAAGATAAAGATCAAAAGAATGCCATTGCCTTTGAACTAGCGACTATGGCAGAAAAGCATGCTCAAGAACTAGCCAAGGGTCAACTAGAAGTCAACAAGGTAGAAGCAGCACATAAGTCTTTGTTTGTCAGTGGATGGAGACCTGCTATTGGTTGGATATGTGGGCTGTCTTTATTCTACTCTACCATCCTCTCACCAATCTTAGGCATCTGGTTTACAGTACCTCCTGTTGATAGCTCCTTGCTTACAACTGTCTTGATGGGTATGTTAGGACTAGGTGCTATGCGAACAGTAGAGAAAACAAAAGCAGTGGCGAGGGATAAGTAATGTTTAACTTTAGTTTTGATCCTGAACAGTTTGCTTCTTTAGGTAGCTCCTTTGATGTGGGTGATCCTTTTGCGCCTACGCCTATAGCACCTGCTCCTAAGAAGCTACCTTCGGCTCCTGAAATAGTTAAAGCACCTGTAGCGTCTGTAACGCCTAAACAAGAACGTGTAATATCTAAAGGGCCTGCATTTGTAGCACCTTCTGCTCCTGTAGTTCAGCCTACGCCTGTTGTTTCAAGAAGCTCAAATACGTTTTCAGGTCTTCCTAGTAATGAAGATATAAGCTTCTCTTCAGGCGATGTTTACGAAACCCCCAACAAAGCCCTTGGCGGGTTTGCAAGTTTTATTGGTAATCTTGAATCTCAAAGAAGAGATACTAACAAGAAGTATGGACTTACTCGATTTGATCCTATGGACTACGTTCGGGAAGGCTTGTCTGGCCCTAGAGACTTAGGAAACACTGCCGCTAGGGATGCTTTAACGTCTTATGTTAAAGACAACAACATGCCTCTAACGCAAGTACGTGATGGTGTAACTTATCACTTAACGGGAGGTAGCGAAACTTTTAATGACATGTTACACGGAAGAGTACGTGATGGTATCTGGCAAGACCAAGGGCCAGTAGGTACGTATTCAACAGTTTATGTAGACACAAGCCAAAGCATGTTCCAAGAAATTTTAAACAACCCTGCTATAAGAATTGGAGCCGCTATTGCTACAGGTGGTACTTCAGAAGCTGTTATTTCGGCAGGTAAAGGTTTAGCAGGAGAAACTTTACACGCAGGAGATTGGTTGTCTATGGCAACCGTTGGCTTAAACAAAACAGGTATGTTAAAAGCACCTGCAAGTGCTGAAGAAGCTAGGAAGATAGGAGAGTTAGCTTCTCAAACGGGTAACGTAGCTAGCGGTATGGTAGCTAAACAACTAGCTTTATCAGGGGTAGGGCTAGGGCCGTTAACATACAGTCAGTCAACAGCCTTACTAAACGCTGCTGCTACAGGCGATCCTAAGAGTTTTATTTACTCAACAGTAGGGAACGCAGCTATAGATAAAGTGTTTGCAGAAGCAACAGACACTGTTGAAGGCATGTCTAATACTGGTAGAGTAGCGGGTATATTTCAATCGGATGATGCAAAGGCGGGACTTTTAAAAGTAGTAGATAAACTTTCAAGCGGTGCAGACTTTGACAAAGCTTTAATTTATGGTTTAGGAACGTATATTAAAGAAGGCGGTGGTTTAAACATACCCACCCCAGATGGTCTTGGTTTTGATTTACCAAGCGTAGACTTAGGTATACTAGAAGATGTTGCAAAAAGTGTTGGCGATGTTCTATCAGACGCAGACACAGCAGTTAGAAAAGGTTTAAGAGAGTTTGATAAAACAATACAGCCTGTTACAAAAGAAATTGGCAAAGGGCTGTCAGCAGCAGACACGTTAGCTAGGCAAGGTTTATCTGCGTTTGACGATGCTGTTATACAGCCTACAGGTGAGTTCCTGTCAGCAGCAGATACAGCAGCTAGGAGAGAACTGACTAAGCTAGATGAAGGCTTATACGATATACAGTCACCCTTCAGTACTCCCGAAATAGACTTACCTAGCATAGACCTACCTAGCATTGACTTACCTAACTTAAACCTACCAAGTTTAGGCATGGGCATGGGTATGCTTCTTTCAGGCGCACCTGCCCCTACAGCTACAACAGGTAAGATATTTGAAAACGAACTATTCAAGTTTAAGAACAAGATAGAACTAACAGAGTTTGGCCCACTTAACCAACCAGAACAAGAAGTAGACATAGAAGAGTTTTTAACATCTCCATTTGAGTCTGCATTTACAACATCACAAAGGTTTGCATAATGACATACTTACAGCTAGTTAACAGCGTACTACGCAGACTGAGGGAAGATGAAGTTACGTCAGTCTCTCAGAACAGCTACTCTAAACTTATAGGTGAGTTTGTTAACGACTCTAAAAGAACTGTTGAGGATGCCTACGATTGGACAGCCTTACGTGACACGCTGACTGTCAGCACAGATGATACAGCCTTTAACTACACACTGGTTGGCTCTGGCAACCGTATGAAAATACTGGATGTTGCTAACGACACCTCTAACTTCTTTTTGCAGTACCGCACATCACACTGGATGAACAACGCTTTCCTCATCAACGATGCACCTACAGGTACTCCACAGTTCTACAGCTTTAACGGTGTGGACGCTAACGGAGACAACGGTGTTGACTTGTATCCAAAGCCTGACGGTGTGTATCAGGTACGCTTTAACGCTGTCCTACGTACTGATGACTTCACTGTAGACACAGACAACATGCTCATACCTTCCTCTCCTGTCGTTCAACTAGCCACTGCATTGGGTGCTAGAGAGCGTGGTGAGACAGGTGGCACAAGTGCTGCTGAACTGTTTGCTCTTGCTGATAGGACTCTAGCAGACGCTATAGCCTTTGACGCTGCCCAACACCCCGAAGAAACTATCTGGTATTCTTAAATGGCTCAACAACTACAGAACATTACAGTAGCAGCGCCGGGATTTATGGGGCTTAACACGCAGGAGTCTCCCATAGGTGGTGATCCCTCGTTTGCCTCTGTTGCTGACAACTGTGTTATAGACAAGCTAGGTCGCATAGGTGCGCGTAAAGGATGGGAAGCTGTGTCTTCNNNATGGAAGTTATCACTGCTCACACAGGATACTCAGGCACAGTACCGCAGGGCAACGAAGTACTAGCTGCCTTTGGTAAGCTGTGGGTTACGGACATTGTAGGCAACAAGCACACTGTGTACTGGAGTGATACTCTTGACGGCACAAAGTGGACAGGCGGTGCTACAGGCAATCTTAACCTAACAACTGTATGGCCTACGGGTAATGACGAAGTAGTGGCTCTAGCTACACACAACAACTTCTTAGTTATCTTTGGCAAGAAGTCTATCCTTGTGTACTCAGGTGCTTCTTCCCCTGCTAACATGACATTAGCGGATACAGTAGAGGGTGT